AAGAAGAGGAAGAAGAAGAAGAAGAAGAAGAAGAAGAAGAGGAAGAAGAAGAAGAAGTTTCAATGGAAATTGATTCAAAAATTGAAATTAAAATAGAGGAAAAGAAAGAAGAAGAGGAAGAAGAAGAGGAAGAAGAAGAGGAAGAAGAAGAGGAAGAAGAAGATGAAGTATATGAAACCACTATCAATGGAAAAACATACTATATTCAAGGAACGGCAGACGGAAGTCCGATTTACGAAGAGGACGAAAACGGCGACGTAACCAAAGAAGTTGGCCATTACAAAGACGGGAAACCCATATTCAAATAGTTTACATCACCAAAGATTTTCATTTTTTTTTCAAAATATTTCGGTCGGTTTAATTCTTTGTTAAAATAGTATTACAGTCTATAAAATTATCATTTTTCTCCAAACATTGATTGTATAGTTCATATATTTTATCACTTGTTAATTTTGTTTCATTCGATACATCATCTTTGTTTTTCGAATTAAAAATTGTGTTTACCATATTATGAGCAATTGAACTGCCCACGCCAAATGAAAACCCTTGTTTCATAGAATCTAACATCGAAGGGCGGTGACTTTGCACGGGAATACTCGGTTTTGGTTCAGGTAACTTAGATTTCGGTCGGTTTACTACTGGTCTTGGCATATACTATATAACTATGAATAACATTTAGTTTTTCAAGAAATGCAAAGTATTAGAAAAAATAAAACCGATTTGATTGACGAGGTGGCTCTGTAACTTTATTCAAATCTTTGCGAAATATCTTCATATCAACATCATATTGTTTATAACATACACCATCATCCTTGCTTGAAAACCTATAAAAGCTTTCCATATAAAAACTGGAGGTTGCTCCATCGAGTATCCAGTATCTCTTTTTAACATCCAGATATCGATAGTCTTTATAGATCCGACAGAGTCGAAAACAATAAAAGAAAATCTCAGTTATATAATTGACATATTCAACCGTCTCTTCTTCATACTCATCGTTGATTTTCAAAATCAAATCATTATAGTCATTCAATCTCTTAACCACATCCTCATTATGATCGATCGGGGTGAAATAAATCTTTTCAAATGTCGCCGCATACTTATCCCACATTTTGGCAGATGCGTAATTGATATTCGCTTTTTCTTTTAGTTTAAAAAATGTATTGATAATCGACAATATGAATGTGGTCAAAAGGATATAAAATATTTGCAGTTCAGTCAAGAATTTCGATCCAGATCCGGATTGTCCAGTCGAAAGTGCAGTTAGCAATGTGATTGTAAAGTTGATTGGAGTGGAGATGTAATTCCAAAACCCGGCATTAAAATACTTTTTTTTCAATTGCGTCCCGATCCTCAAGTTGAGATTGTCTTGTACAGTCAACATGATTCCCCATGTGGGTGAAAGATTGTCAATCACATAATCGTCGTTTATTCCTTCCGAACTCACTGCCATGGATGTGTCATCTGGACACGATGCTACTCCGAATTCTTGTGAATCGTTCATCTATATATATAAGGAAACCAAGGTTTCCTTAAGAACCTTCCTTTTAAGCATGGGATTAAAAGGGAGGATTAGCGAAGCATAAAAGAGGAACAATAGGTTCCTTTTCATAGGTTCCTTCCAAGCACGGGATTAAAAGGGAGGATTAGCGAAGCATAAAAGAGGAACAATAGGTTCCTTTTCATAGGTTCCTTCCAAGCACGGGATTAAAAGGGAGGATTAGCGAAGCATAAAAGAGGAACAGTAGGTTCGTTTTAAGGGAGGAGTTAGAGAGGAACCGTCGGTTCCTTTCATTTAACGCCCAGTCGACCCAAATCCATTTTCGCCACGCATCGTCTCTTGTCCCAAATATTCAAGTTGATCAACCAACTCGACAAAAATCGGCATCAATCCAGGTGCACAGATTTGAATGAGGCGGTCATGTTTTGTCACATGATGTTGGTTTCCATAGGCACAATCAAACACTCCAATGAGATTGCCACGGTATCCAGAGTCCACAATACCCGTTGAGTTTGCTAAACGAAGAGGCGTCGATGAAATACTCGATCTTGGATGCATGTAATACCCAGTATTATGGGTACGAATGTCACCCGTGTTCTTATCGAGTTCAACAATTTGAGCAGAACACTTGATTCCATAGTTCAATTTGTTGACAGAATCGCGTCCACAAATCATATCGTATGGAGCGAATATATCGAACCCAGCATCAATATGATGGGGTTGGTTGTTGATTTTACTGTTGTGGTTATATATGGCTTCGTAATATTTGTTGTAGAGTTCGGGTGTATCAACGAAAATACGCAAATGCATATATTTGGGATAATATTGGAGCAAATTGTGGTTGATATACATTGTGTACAGTAAAATGTCGCGAATCTTTATATTTATTTGCAATATGTTGGACTAAACTTGTACAAAAGGAAAAACAGCGGACCGAAAAAGATTGCCATCGCCAATCCTAAACACTTTTCAAACATTGTTCCTGACTTTCCAAAACAATAGAGAGACCAGACAAAGGCGGTCAATCCCAACACAATCCAGACAAACATAAACAATCCGAAAACCTGAACAGTTGCGTCGTCGTCGTCGTCCTTCGTTTCATTATCGTTTTTCGTTTCTGACATTTATATATTATATTCTATTATATATACCTTTGGACATTTAAGTTCGCACAAAATATGAGTATTTTTTCTTAATTTATTATATGAATAAATACAAAAGTGATGATTATAAATTAGGTGCGGTTAAATATTATTTGAAACATAATGATAGTATGGATAAAGTATGTGAGATATTTGATTGTAAGAAAAGCACACTAAAAGGGTGGATTGATAGATATAGAAATACTAAAAATATTACAAGAAAAAGTAGAAAACCTATATCATACAAGATAAACAAAGAACAAGTTAGAAGTGCTGTAAATATGATTGATAAGAACGAACAACTTACGATGGATGAACTTTTATTTTCTATGAAACAAAAATATAATGACTTGGATATTTCCTCTCGATAAGATTATTTGTTTGGATGAAACCAGCATTGGTTCTCATTTGAAACCTTCATATAGTAGATGTTATATTGGTAAGCGTTGTGTAATCAAAACAAATAATAATTTTGTATTTCGTAGTTTTACTTTGTTAGTTGCTATCAATAATTCAAAATGCGTAGGAAAAATATTTTATGAAAAAGGTGGAACGACCAAAGAAAGAATGGTAGAATTTATAGAAACACAAATAGCACCAAAATACAAAAACCATCTCATCATATTAGATAATGCGAAAAGTCATAATAATGATATGGTAAAAGAAGCAATCCATAAAAGTGGTAATCAATATTTATTTACCGTACCGTATAGTCCAGTTACAAACGCAGTTGAAATGTATTTTAACCAAATAAAAACACATATCAAAAAGAATCGAGATATATATACATTTGAAGGATTAGAAAAGAATATTGATAAAGCAATATATAAAGTAAAACCAGAAAATTATAAGAATTATTTTCAATATGCTTATGGAATAAAACAGGATATGACCTATAATCGAAAACCATCAACTCGTAAGTGTAGATTAAAAAATTATAAGTTATAATTTACTTAAAAATTATTTATGTAAATTATATAGCAACAAATATGGAACGAGATTTTGATTATGAAAGTAATAATATAGCATATGATTGTCAATATACAGAAGAAGACGGTGGGGGAATAAAATGTAAAAATTATGAAATATGCGAAGCAGTTTTACCCAAATGGTGGTTTGAATGTAAAGGAAAATATTTATGTACTAATTGTGATATGATGTTTGGAACATGGGGAATCCAAACAGGCAAAGGAATATTAAATACAGTTGATAATATTGAATGTCCTGTGTGTCTTGAACATAAAAAAGGTATATCATACCCAAGATGTAATCATATGGTATGTATTGAATGTTTCAAAAGATGTATGTATCTCGACATGACAGGACAACCAATATTCCCATATCCTGATATAGAAGAAGAATATGGCGAAGAACCAGAAAATCCAAAGTGGAAAAATGATTATCCATTAATTGAGATATATCAAAGAGATTATGATAATTGGGAAGATAACAAAAATGAAAAATATGAAAACGAAACTAATCTTAGGTTGTGTCCTGTATGCCGTTCGTAATCATTATTTACATAAAAAATATAAAAAATATTTATGTAAATTATATAAATAATGCGACTAAAAAGTGAATTGTATAAAAAAGAACAAGATGGTATTATAGACAAAATTATTAGCATATTAGATTTGGAAAATAAAAACACATATACACTATACGAATTGGACAAAAATGGAGAAATCCAAAAACAAATTATGGATCTTATACCTGAAATACGAAAATGGTTTGCTTTTAATAATATGAAGGCAGTAGGAGAACCAGATCGAATAAAACGCCCATGGTTATCAATTATTAAAAATCTTCTTAAATCCAAATACAATATTGAAAATAAAGAACAACAATTCAAAATCAATGAAAAATGGATAAAATCGCCAATATACATTTTTACGAAAGTTTAGGGATTTTTACTTAATATATTATATTTAGGGAAACTTACTTAAAATAATATCTTTGTATAGTATATAGAATGGAAAAGGCAAAAGAGAAACCGCAAGAGTTTTTCAAATCCATTAAAACTTCGCTCAAAAGTGTATTGAAACATCCCGAAATTAATACCAAAATAATAAACGACGCGGTTGTGAAATCTAACAAAATTGTCATTCATACTTTACAATTTATCAAATTGTATTTATTGGATTATTACGAAAACAATAATCAAACAATACCAGTAATAAGCAAAGAACTTATCAATAATTCTATGAAAGTTGTTTGTGGTGAAAAAACTGAAAAAAGAGGCAAACCCGCAAAAAATGAAACGATAGAAATGAAGGATATACTTACTACTTTTTATAATCATCATTATTTACCACTTACACAGAATGACCCTATCGATTATGCTGGGTTAAATACTGTATTGGATTATTTGAAGGAAGATGTTATTACGATGTATGAGAATAATATTCAATTACATTATGTAGAATATGTAGAACGATATGTAAATGTTGTTTGGAAAAAGAAAATGATTGTGGATAAGATAAGGAAATTAGGCAAAACTCAAAAAGAGCGTGAAGCACGAGTAAGAAATCTTTGTGCCGAATTACGAAAAATAAAAAATGATTTATTGAATGTGGATGGGAAACCATACCAATCAAACCACCATTACCATAAATGGATTGCCGAACAAAAACAACATATTTTACCGCGGAGAAACAAGTTCGAAAAAAATAGCGTAATGTATGACTTGAAATGTAAAACAATGGAATATTTTCCTTGTATGATTTTTATGATGAAACAAGTTGAAAATGATAGTGAAAGTGTGAATAATGTTTTTCCACTACGAAGTGAAATCACACCGAAATACATACGATTAGATACAACTACATTAGTCAATTTATTATTGAGAAAAGAACATGGCACAAAAGGATTTTTCAAGACAAACGGAGAACTGAAAAAGAATGAAGATAAGATTTGGAAGTTCTTTTTTAGAACAGAACGCAAGATGTTTCATAAAACAGGATTTTCATTTCACCATATGGTTTCTACCGATGGTATTGGATTGAGTATTTTATTTTTACGAGAAGATTTAGTTGGTAAAAAATTGCCGATGATGAAAAAAGGAATATCAAAAGAGTTGTATATTGATGAATTAGATGATTATTCAACTTTACAAAATAAGACAATTGTGGGAATCGATCCAGGAAAAGAAGATTTAATTTATTGTGTGGATGATGCTTCCAAAGATGCGAATGTATTTCGTTATTCACAAAATCAACGAAGGAAAGAAACTAAAATGAAAAAATACAACAATATTATTCTCGCTATGAAAACCAATAAGATTGAAGGGAAAACCATTATAGAATATGAAACAGAATTATCATATTTCAATCGTAAATCACTACAAATTACAAAGTATAAGGAATATCTACGAGAAAAGAATAGAATAAACCATATTTTGTTTCAGTTTTATCGTAAAGAATTATTCCGTAAGTTAAAGTTTGGTAAATACATAAATATCAAACGAAACGAGCAACAGATGATTCGTAATTTCAAAAAAGCATATGGTAATGCTGATAATGTTGTGATTTGTATAGGCGATTGGGAACAAAGAAAACAAATGAAATACAAAGAACCAACATTAGGAAAGGGAATACGAACCTTGTTTAGAAAAAATAACTTTAATGTGTTTTTGGTTGATGAGTTTAGAAGTAGTTGTAAATGTTCCAAATGCGATGGTGGTGTATGTGAGAAGTTTATGGTGCGAACCCATCCAAATAAAAAGAAAAACAAAGATGAATTACGGTTAATTCACGGACTATTACGCTGTAAGAGCGGTTGTGGGTCGTGGAACAGAGACCGTAACGGTTCATCAAATATCTACAAAATAGCAAAGAATGTGATAAATAACATAGAAATACCAAGTTATTTATGTAGAGAAATAAAAAGTAATCAAAGTGCTTCAACGAGTGCTTATAACCAAACTTTATGCGGGTATGAAAAGACCCAACTTTGAACCTCTTTTTGTTAGCACTTTATTGTGCGAACTTAAATGTCCAAAGGTGTAAATAAAGGGTACTGTCGTTCCAAGCGTAGCGAGTAAAGGGCGTAAGCGTAGCTGAATACCATCGGTTTCCTTAAAAGGAAGGAGTAAGCGTAGCGAGTAAAAGGCGTAAGCGTAGCTGAATACCATCGGTTTCCTTAAATTTATCCCATTATTTTTGTGTTTTGGCAAGAGACAACAGCATTCAGTTTCGCAGTGGGTGTACATGCCTGTTTGTATCCGATCCTGTCTTTCAATGTGTATCTCGGTCCTGGAACTCCATATGCAAGTGCATTTGCAGTTTGCTTGCCATATGCCGTCATATATGTGTTTGCTGAGCTTGTAATTGTATCGTATTTCAAACGTGTCAGACGCGAACTCGAGTCCACACCACCTTGGGTAGCAAACTTGCTATTGCTCGGTTTGTAATAAAGGGGCACATACGGGGTGCCGATACTTGGTTTTGTAGTACCCATTTTAAACTGGTTCCCAGCAATACTGTTTGGGTAAGAGATACCATACAAAGAGTTTCGCGAAGCATCCGTCAAGGTTCCGTAGATATTGGTCGCGACGTTGGTGTTTGTCGATGGCTGGAACTGGTTTCCAGAAATGTCAGCTGGCGGATAGTTGCCAACCGATATTCCTAAAACACTTTGGAAATTGTTGTTCAATATCTTGATCACTGGTACAAGCACACCCGTCGGCGAGGTCCATCCAGCAGTCGCAGGAACAGTGTACCTCGGTGATGCATGTATCGTGCTGCTCGTTGCAAAACACTGGATTTGAACCGTGTCGCTCATTGTACTGTAAACGAAATTGAACAAATACACCTTGGAGATTGAAGCGTTATCATTGTAATAATGCTTGTTTGCAATCAACGTCGTGCGGAAAGCATTATTCAATTCGTCAATGTCGTATCTTCCGTCAGCGATTGTGAAATTGTAAACGGTTCCATCGATCCACTGATAACTGAAAAGAGGAATCGTGCTATAACCACTAATCGTCACTTTGGAACAATGACTGAGTCCATTCGGCTGATAGACATTTTGAATACTGTCTGGCGTCCCCGGTTTATAAGAAGGATCGCCGTACCTTACATGCGAATATTCATTTTGCTTAATGGTTTTGCTTCGACTGATCATGTATTCATTCGATGATGTGCAATATGCCGAGTTTCGTATGTTTCCGGAACTGCGAACACGACGTCTTGCGTCGTCTGCTTTCACACAGTCTACTGATTTGCAGTTCATATTGTCTTGAATATTCAATTCACTTGTATAAGCAGCAGTGTTCGACGAAGTTGTGACTACGGTTCCACCGGGTTGATAAAACACATCTCCGGCACGTGTGTTGCACGCCTGCGTGTTTGCAATCTCGAGACGATAATGTTTAACCGGCGGCGGTAGAAAGAAACTCTCCTTACTAAATGTGCGTGTATTCATTTTTAATCCAGCAACCACTTGGTTAAATGTTTTGCCTTTCCAAGAAACTGGTCTTATTGTATTCATATTCATTCTTGCTGACATGGGACTATAATATATATATACACAAAGAATCATAAAACAATTTCTGCTAAAAAATGGCGTTGTTTGTAAATACAACGACAGGTGCGAATTCGACGGGTACGGATGCCATTATTAAGATAGGTTACGATTCTCGCGTCGGTTGTACAAAGAATAATCAAGATGGACAATTTCACTGGAGGAATGACGAACGAAATCTCGCAATCATTGGCGTGATTGACGGGCACGGAACCCACGGGTCTTTGGCAACTCAAATATGCATCGATACATTCGCAACTATCGATTGTGACGAACTGGTAGCAGATCCGGTGTCTTTTTTAGAAAACCGCTTCCAACAATGCCATGAGAGTTTCAAAAAGAGGTTTATTGAAGATGAAAGCAAGATATTACTTGCTGGAGGTGCGACATTGAGTGTAGCGGTGATTATCGATAAACGCCTCTACATTGCAAGCGTTGGTGACAGTCCCATTTTTTTGTGCACTCAAAATCCCATTTTGCGACGCTCTCTAATCAAGTATGAAAAGGATTGTGCGTTATTACCGACTGAAACTATAATAGAATCTGTAATCGAATCTGTAATCGATACTATAATCAAAGAAGAAGAAGAAGAAGCAACAAGTGTCCTTGATCTGACTTTTAATCATTCCGCGGAAAACATACATGAATTCAATCGAGTTCGAAAAACATATCCTTCCATTGATAATCCGAGTTTACCATTACTGCAGTTTGTATACCACAATACAAAACCGACCCGAGAACGCCGCTATATTTTCACAGTGGACGAAGAGTCACAGGTTGTCAAAAGCGAAACAGGAATTTATCACAAGAATGTTTCGAAAGAATGGGCGAGTGGTGTCTACACCCCAACGGGCTCATTTCTATCAATGACGCGTACACTTGGTGATTTAAACTTTAATGTTTGTGGCGTCTCTGAAAAACCCGAAATACAATCGATTGATTTATCACAACTGGGTGAAGAGTCCATCGTATGTGTGGTTGCGGTAACGGACGGGGTGGCGGACAATTGGATCCCCGATCATATTGGGAGATTTGTAATGGATCCGAGTTGTCTTGCAGCAATTAAGAAAGATCCCGCACATCGAGTTACCAAAGCGTTTTTAAACCGGAATGACGCATTTGCTTACAAAAACTTTGGCACAAACACAGATGATGCGACAATCATACTTGCTTACATCGACTTAAGGTAAGGAAACCCATGGTTTCCTTATACTCGCTACGCTTACTCCTTCCTTTGATCCTTCCTTTGATCCTTCCTTTGATCCTTCCTTTGATCCTTCCTTATAATCATTTGTTAAAAATTGTATCATTTAAAATTAAATCTGTTGGTTTAATTTTAACGGATGTTATGATTGTGACCATCATTCTTCACCGGTGTAATCTTCTAAAAAGCTTTGGAAAATTATAAGTTAAAGATTAAGGCGGCAGCACACCCAGACAAAGCACCGTCCTTTATTAATTTTTTCTTCGTTTTCTTATCAAATGCGTGGTAAAAACTGTCGTCCCCCAAAATCTTTTTGCGTCCTTTTATCATGTTCTTTCTCATAGTCTTGTAAAAATTAACCATAATTTTTTTTTGTTTATCAGACAATTTTTTTAAATTTAAGTCATTTACAAATTTGTCGAAGTCTTCTTGAAATGGAGTTCCTAAACACTCTGGATTGCAGAACGCGTTAGTATAGGTTTTTGTTAGTTTGTTTTTCATCGTCTTTGTATATGGACGAGCCATTGCGGTATTGAATGCTACTCTAAATTGAAGAGATTTATTTTCTTTATCCAGTTTTAGTTTTGCCGTTTGTTCTTTCAATCTTTTTGTTGCTCCTTTAATTTGACTTGCTTCCATTTCCTTCACCAACTTGGGCACCAATTTGGTGTTGCATTTTTCCATTTTTATATATTTTAAGCATATTTTTTCCCAAGAGAGAGTACTGTACCCGTATTTGACCAAGATGAAATGTGTTTATAGAAAAGGAAGGATCATAAGGCGTAAGACCGACGTACCTGTAGGTCTGAATACCATGGGTTTCCTTTAATGAAGGATTCAAAGGATGGATTCAAAGGATGGATTCAAAGGATGGATTCAAAGGATGGATTCAAAGGATGGATTCAAAGGATGGATTCAAAGGATGGATTCAAAGGAAACCATGGGTTTCCTTTAAGGAAGGATCATAAGGAAACCTTGGTATTCAGACCGTCGGTCTTACGCCTTAGAATATAAATAACTCTTTACACACGGATCAATGACTTTGCATTCGACCATTGTATACACATCTGGATCGATCTCAGGGAAAAATGTATCCGCATTGGATAAATCACAATCCATATGAATGCAGTTTACATAGATTTTGTTGCATTTCGGATGACATATGGCTTGTCGATACACCATCTCTCCGCCAATCACGAAAATCGTTTCGATATCGGGTTGTTGTTCCAAGTTGGCAATGGTTTCATCAAAGTTCGGCGAGGTCGAGGTTAAGATCACATTCACTCGATTCAGCAATGGTGCAGGCAAGGACTCGAATGTTTTTCTACCCATGATCACTGCATTTGTCTTGGTTGGATCCTTCGTCGTGGTGGTGGTGTCTTTGAAGAATTTCATGTCTGCTCGGCATTTCCATGGGATTTTACCCGCCGATCCGATCGCACGGTTGGTCACGTGCATTCCAACAATAATGTCGAATGGCATTTATACCTTTCGACATTATATTTTTATATCACTTTACATGAGAATCGAAGAACAATTGGATCACTTCTACTGTCTTGTTTGTTATGTTTTCAGACCAATACTGTATTTGGGATTTGAGGGATTCAATTCGTGAATTCCATTCTTTTTCTTTTGTTTTCGCAACTATCAACATTCCGGCCTTGTTCGTTGCAAAACATGATCGTACTTTTGTGCCAGATTCATCAATATATTGGTCTGGGTTGAAACGAATAAATACGATTGGTCTATGACCGATATCTTGTGATATCTCCATTAAACGTTTGTTTTCACAACTGCAATCGTAGTCGGTGTGTTGGTTTTCGTCTATTTCTACGACAATTGCATGTGACCCCATATCCATAAAGATGTCTGGACGTCTTCTTGAGCAACCTTCTTGGACCTTCTTATCTGCAGTCCACGTAAATTGTGGAAATGATTTGAGAACTTCATCGACTACCGTTTTCTCTTTGGTTTTATAATTTCGTGCATTCGGTTTGTCGGGATATGTATGCACGAAACAACGGAGACAATACCCTTCGTATTTTGGCAAAACTGATTTTTCGCAGAAAGGTGTTTTACAGTATGATTTCGATATATTTATCATATCTGGAAGGCGGTGCGATGAACAGAACCGTCGTTTTAATTCATCTTTATAATTATGTGTTGGAGACAATTCGCATCCTTCATACTCGCACCGATTATTGATTATATCAACCATACCGACTTGTTTATGTTTCTTGCAAAAACGTCCTTGTTTCTCAGTTTTGAAATTGAATATTGGTCTTATTTTGCAACCGGTATATTCACAACACTTATATGAAATATGAATCATATTTTCCAATTTATGTTGCTTACAATACATTCGCTTTATTTGACCCTCATAATTATAAGAAGGTTGTGTTTGACATCCATCGAATACACATTCAATTAATGTTAAATTTATCATTCCATCTTTTGCATGTTGCGAACAATATAGTCGTTGTTTTTTTCCATCAAAATTGAAACGAGGAATATTATGACATCCCTCGTGTTTGCATTTTGACTTCAAATTATCAACCATATCTTCTTGTTTATGTTTAAAGCAAAATAATGGTGTTTTTTCTCCATTTGTATTATAGTATGCACGTTCATTACATCCATCAAATATACAATGTTTATGAAATAAATCAACCATTGTATTTTCCTTATGACAAAAACAAAATGTAGATTTTTCTCCTTTATTTCCATATGTTGCAATTGTTAAACATTCATTTGTTTGACAAATAGGTTTTCCAGATTCAACCATTTTATTGGTTTTATGGTTAAAACAATATTGCCTTTTCATATTTTTTAAATTATACAATGCAGTATTGGAACAATTACTTTCAACACAAAATGTTCCAACAACCTTCATATTGTCTTTTTTGTGGGCAATACAATAAATACCTTTACTCTCACCTTGAAAATTATAGTGAGGGTATTTTTTACATCCTTCACCTTTACAAAGACTTGTAGTAACTATAAACATATTTTGTTCTTTATGACGTGTGCAGTATAATGGTTTTTTTAATTCCAACCCATAACTTGCTCCTTTTTGACATTCGGTATTTTTGCATTTTGGCATTCTATAATAATAATAATCTATAGATTATATTTATATATTTTTTTCAAAATATATAATACACATACAAAATAATTACAAAATTTCAGAAACAATTTTATTTATTTTTTCTTTTTTTTTTTTGATATGCACGTTTACTATATTCTTTTATTTTTTCTGGATTTTCTTCTGAAAGTTTTTTTAAACGAACAAGTGCCTTTTCTTTTATTATTTCTTTATTCTTTTCATAATAACTTTTTCGTGAGTTATTATAATTTTCTAATGTTTTTTTAAGTTTTTCAGTTTCATTTATTAATTCAATTATTCTTTTTTTTAATTCTTCATTTTCGGTATCCATTTATAAAAATATATGACATTATATTTTTATACTTTTTTTAAAAAATAACTTATAGAACTGGATAAACACCTTGCATTAGGACTCCACATTGCCCCTTGCCCGAATTGTACTGCTTTCCATTTGGATCAACTCCTTTTCCCATGTACATATATCCTTGAGACCCCCACGTGATGTCCCACGAGTTCTTCATTATGTAGTAATCCAACCCATTCATTGTGCCATATCCAACCAGCAGAACACCATGGTCCAAACTGGTTCCGCAAGAACCAGTAAAAACACCCGATTTATAAAGTTGAAACCCAGTTTGATCAGCTTCAATTGCAACGGAAACAGGTTGTTGTGCCAATGCAGCCATCATTGCATTATCTGAGTTTGATGAAACCGACACGGTTGAACTTATATCAGAACCCGAAACGATAGAACAAGACTTTTGACAAGGTCCATTTGTTTGAGTATCGCCAGAAACATACGGATATGCTTCTTCGGTGCAAAGTCCATTGTTCTTTCCGATCCACTCCATGGCGGATTGCATGTCTCCTCCATTGCAACCAAGAGATGTTCCACCTGCACGGATGTAATCACAATCAACCAACTGTTGTTCAGAAAAACTAACGAGGTTGCCTTTTTTGATAGCATAAATGCCTTCAAGTGCACCAGTAGTTGAGAAACTCCAACAGCTCCCGCAAGATTTCTGAGTTTTGACTTCTGAGACAACCCCTTGAGTACGCCAGTCAACCGAGGTTGGGAGCGAGACATCAACGGATGCGGAAACGCCCCTCAAAGAAGCGGACTTGGTAATGATGAGCCCGAAGTGCATATGCTCTGCGAACTCTTCGGAACTCATTCCAGAGAAAGCATTGTGTCCAAGAGTGTAGGACAGGTTCTTGGCATTTGTCTCCTCGATGATGATGTCGTTGTTTTTCCAGTTGGTCAAAAGGTGGAGTAACTCATGCTCGCCCTCGGGGATCGCAATCTTGTGGGTCTCGGCCCACGCATAAAACCTGTCAATAAGAGTGGCAGACACGCTGGCACTCAACAAGGCAATGTAAACGAATAGTCTAAACATTCTACTATATATAATATAATATCAGACAAAATATTATCTCGAAAACGAACTCATTTTTCAATAACCACGAGAAACAAGAAAAACATAAATAACACAACAGCAACCGTCGTCATAAACTGTTCTTGAGTCATTTTACAAAATCGTTGACGTCTACCATTTGGGATGGTTCCGGGAAACATATCACAGGATTGGTATCTTACAATCATGTAAATCAAAAAAAACAAACCAACTTTCACATAAATGTGCATTTTGTGTCTTATATATATGGAGATGATAAATAACATAGATGAGATATGTTATTTATGAGATTACATCACAGTAGTTTTTAAGCAGACTTTTTGATAATCTTCTTGACGACCTTCTTCTCGACGGGATCTACAGCTACTGGCGTAGGTGCAACAACAGGAACATGTACAGGCTTAGGAGCAGGCGAAGGCGGTTCCTCCTCGTTGTCACTATCCTCCACCATGGTAGATATCGGAACAGTAACAGCAATCGGTGTATCCGCGTCTTCATTCATGGCTTCCTTGTCATCCTCCGACAGATTGATATGACACTTGCCAAACACGCTGACAACCTCCTTGGGCTTTACCACGGCTTGAACAAGCTTCCAAGTCACACCCCACCCCTTGCCTCCAATCCAGATTCCGCCGCATTGCAAAACGCACGCAACATTACTCAACTTGGGAACAAAATGAGCAGGTGTGAGGTCCTCATTGTCACAAGGGAAGATCATTTGACCATTTGTGTCGTACAACTCCACATTCCACTTGTTCTCCTTCTCATAGAACGGCACCTTGGCACTGATCGTGGGGCTCTTGGTCATATCCGGCTTCTTGGTTCCCTTGATCTTGGGAAACTTGAGGATGGGGAAAAAACTGTACTTGAGAATATCAAGGGTCAACTTCTCGCCCCACCACAACTCGGAGTTCTTAACCGCCTCATTTAAAACGGCTTGCTCAAATGCCTTGATCTTGTCCAAAAATGTAGAGGAGTTCTTAGTGGCATACTCGCCATTCGGAAAGGTGAGAGAGATGCTGAACTTGCCATCGGAAACGCCGGTGGTGGGATCCACGAAGTCGCTGATTCCCCAGGTGGTTAAGAGCGGCGAGGAAACGTGGAGACCGCGACCGGTCTGACTGCTGATGATATTAATGGATTTTCCTTGCTTGTCGTTGACCTTGGGAGGGGTGAAGCGAATCGCATCAGGGACCCAGGCATTGACGTCGAGAACAATCGGTTGTGATTTAGTAGTAGTAGTAGATGACATTGTAATACGTATATTGGGGATTTGGCTTTATATTTATTCAAAAAGTTATTTCTTCCCGGACCTACGGTGAATAACTTTTGACTTTCTTTTTTTTTTATTTGTTAACCTTCGAACTTTACGTGTTGTAAGCTTTCGTTTACCTCCGTATCTTGTCGTACTATTTGAATGAGCCATTGGGGGCGACTTTGCTATATTTATAACATGAAAAGGTTCTTCTTCTCGAGGATATAAATAATCTATTTTTCTTGCATACTGAGCAAGCTTGTCTTGACTTGCCAAATACTCTTTCTTATTATAAGGATTTTTGATTAGTTTTTCTTTATTATGAATGTTTAATCCATAGGCGTTAACAACATCCGAATCTAACCCCAACTTACCTTCATTTTGTTTCATTATTTCATATGATTCATAGCTTCCTCGAATAATTGCGTCATTTACCTGTTTATGTATATTGAGATAGTCATGAATACTACCGGAATTATGTTGATTATCGTGCATAAATATCTGCTCCTTTGGTGTTATTTGACGTATGTGATCAATACCAGATGCAGTAAAAATGCTTATTTTATCGTCAACTTCATTGATAATATTTAAAATGCCTATACTATTCACCCATTTTAACTTGTCAGGTTCAAAAAAATCTTTTTCGCAGAAGTATGACGTAAGTCTCAATTTTACAAAAAAATCTGCATCACTCTCATTACTCACTTCGTGTATACAAAGCTTTTGGTTATTTCTATTATACAGCAAATTAAAAGCATGATTATCGCTAAAAACTGTTGCAATTGCCAAGTCAGACGTTGTTTCATCGGGGTTATAATCCAGATCACCCGATCGAAAATGTTCTCTAAACCACTCTGGGTCAGAGACGGCATAACTTGGAACACGTATTGGTTGTGGTTTGTCAGGTTCGGTTCTCAGAAACACACTCAGTCCCACTCCCAACATATGTTCGGAACCAAATGGAAGAATATCTGGTTCAGAAAGGAATCTATCATATTTATTTAACAAATTTTGTCTTTGTAAATATTCACTTTCGTCAATAAAACTTTGTGAGTTTATAATTTCTTGAACAATATTGGGATCACGTTCTAACCACTGTTCTTGCGTTGGGCATCCTCCGCTACATAACTCTGCAATATATGCAAGATATGTGCATGTTCCGCCAGTGTTATAATTCATCAAATTCAAACTTTTAACTTCATCCTTTGACAACACGTGGTTTGGCGTTTCGACTGTTTGAAACCCTGATAAAATCGAACTTTTTACAGAGGAAAATAAGGACGCATCTTGACGAGCCTTCGGGTCTAGTCCTTGTTTTGCAAACTGTTGATCAAGAAATTTGTCGCTATTAAACACTGCTCCTGAGACTGAAACAGACGCTGAAATTATAGCAAGAGCTGTAACTGCTGCGGTAATCATTATACCCATACCTCCTTCTTGTAATTTCACTGTTTTCAAAATTTGTGAATTGACATTTTTACGTTTTACAAAATCACTGTAAAAGTCAAGACAGTTGATTTGATTTTCAGCATCGATTCTATAACATGAATATTTCTTTAACTCTAAAGAAAGTGCTATTTTGTACTTATCTTTAAAGTCATCTTCCGGTAACAGGTCCACCAGTTTATTCAGTTGGTAGCAAATAAATATTATTTTAATTGTGGTGTATAGTTTTGTATTTTGTAAATCGTCGGTAAGGTTACTTAATAACTTAATTGACTCAATTCCGTAAATGAGAGAGTTGATTACTTGCTTTCCAAAATACATATTTTTATTTTTATCACTAAAAGTATTAGTCGCCATTTTTTCTATATAATGTACGTGGGTTTTATATCGGTACCGAACCTAGAGTCTTCATCACCCCGTATAATGCGTAAGACTGAATGTCTGAATACCAAGGTTTCCTTAAAAAAAGACGTATAATATATATATAAATGGTATTTGTAGGTGAAGGATCATATGGGTGTGTTTATAAAAAACCACCTTTAAAATGCAAAGGCAAAACAAACTTTGGTCCAAACCAGGTTTCAAAACTGATGTACCGGACGGATGCAGACGATGAAATCCGTGATTATAAAATACTCAGACAGATTGACCCGACCAGTATATACTATCCCGGAGCACCAAATGTGTGCGAGGTCAATGAAAAACAGCCCAGGTTAGATGACTGCTCTCTCTTGGAAGAAAACCCGAACTTGTCTGAGTACAAACTCTTGTTTTACAAAGACGGCGGAATCGATTTGGACGATTTTGTAGAAGAACATTTAGACAATTACTTGAAGACAAATCCGCAGAAACAAACCGATCTGTTCTTTTTAAATGCCCACTCTTTGTTTATGGGCCTTCGTTTATACATTAACAAGAATTTTATACATCACGACATCAAACCGTCAAACATTGTTTTTGACCGACATACATACTCATTCAAGTTTATCGATTTTGGTCTCTCAGTCGTAAAATCCAAGTTGGTGAATAACATTTTGAAAAAACAAGACTATGAATCATTCCATTGGTCCTATCCGATGGAGGTTGGATTCACAAACTCGAACAAGCCGTACTTCTACGAGAATCTGAATGATGAGAAAATCAAGACAATTGAACAAGATCTAATTCACCTTTTTGTCCAGAGCGATAAAATAAAGAGAAGCAAAGAGTACAAGATAAAACCGAGCCGATATACTCACACCACGTTTCGGTATATGATTGATTATGCAGAGACAAACACCCCCGAAACGATCGAGTCTACAATCAAGTCAACTATGGATGGAATCCGATCATATAAACATTCCAATGTGAGTTTTGAAAAATTTGTCAATGATACTGTGCCTTTTATGGATATCTATGCGTTTGGGTTCACAATGAATCATATGTTGAATTCATTTTATCGAAAAGGTGTTATCGTGAATTCGCAATACTTGTTATACAGTGGATTATTCAAAGCAATGTTTCATTTTAATTTCACAAAACGTGTTATGGATATCAATCTGATTATAAGTAAATATGAAGAGATTTTAAGACAAACTGGGGTATTGGAACGTCTGAATCGCACCTTTGTGGATCACAAAATTGTAAAGAACAATAAAAACAAAACCAAAAACAGCCTCATTCGAAACAACAAGACAAAGAAAAACGTGATGTAATAATATAGAAAAAAAAAAAAGAACTTTC